TATAGGTAAGTGTATGGTTACCATATCCACCACCTGATGCATCGTTGTTAGCAATAACAATTTGAGGTGATCCTGTTACAGTAACAGCTTCATCCCATGTGACTTCAACAAGTATTCTCTGTGTTCCATCACCTGAAGTCATGTCTGTGGTTGCAGTGCTACCAACAATAAACCTCATGTCTGTGACAGTTGCACTTGAAAGTGTTGTTGCTAGCTCACCAATACAAGCTAATACTTCTGGTTGTGCATTTGCATTATCGCTTCCAGATGCTGCAGTACCTGGTGCTTGCACCCAACCTCTATCATCTGCGTATACTGTATCCTTATGATACGGTGAGTTCTCATCGTCTGGCAGCCATTTGGGCTTATTAGTGGCGGCAGACGCAGATTTTCCCCATAATGGCATGGTTAATATTCTCCGATTTTAACGTTCTGGTATGAGTATTTATAAACCTACGACTCTAGCAGTGCTTTCTGAAGTGCAACGACGAGTTCGTCATCCACCTTGTTTCCAGTCTTTGCTGCTGCTTTCTTCAACAACTTAATAAGAAAATCTTTAATCACTGAATCTAAATCTTCAGGAATTCTATCAACAGCTTTATTGATAATGCTGATTGCTATGGGCATTAAAAAGTTAATCATAATTAACGAGAGTAGTTATATTATATATGTCGTTAATCAGACCTAAATTTACCGCCCTTAAAGTATCCCCACTTACCTTTATGAGTCCCTCTAATACCCTTGGGATCCTTAGTTAATTTATCTTTAGCTTCCTTACCTTGCTGTTGTAATTGAAGATACTTTTTCTTACCATGCTGCATGATAAGTTTCTTCTTCTTTAATTCTTTTTCTTTCTTAGCAGTCTTTGTTCTCTCTTTTTCATTGTCAAACGTATCACCATACTTTTCCCAAAGATGAGGCTTAACAAACTCTTCTGGCATTATTCCAGTAAACCATTCACGAACTTTTTTAATACTCATAATAGTTCCCTTTGGTAAAGGTTTCCTTTCTACAGAGTCAGCAGGACTCTTCCGTCTATATTCTACACGAGCTGCTGGTCCTTGTCCACTTTTTGATTTCCTACTAGCACCATGAGTTCCTCGGAAACCACCAACGCTCTGCATTGACTTTTTCTCTGCTGGTTTATTTACATCCTTAAGTTTATAAAGTTTATGCTTACCTTTCTTTACTCTATTCTTAATAGATCCTTGGCGTTGACGCTTCTTCTCTAATAAGAAGTCAGAAAAGGTCTTCATGTTCCAAGACCTTTACCTTTCTTATAATTATCCTCACCACCATAGCGAGCCATAGTGTCAACGTAACCTTGGGTTGATTTGAATCCTGCTTTCTTTGCTTTAGAAGCAAGTTCTTTCTTAGACTTAAGTCTCTTCAAGTACTTACCTTCATCTGAAGACTTAGCACCTTTGACTTTCTTGTCTTGTCTGCTGCCTCCCTGACCTGCGATAGCACCCTTACCATACTTAGATACAATGTCACTTATGACACTACCTAATGCACCAGATGGTTTACCACGACCACCTTTCTTATAACCCTTCTCTTTCTTGTAACGAGTTGCCTCACTAACACCAGCACCTTTAGACATAGATGCTTTCAATGCTATGTCAGTGTATCCACTCTTCTTAGCATCCTTCTGCAACCATTTCCTTGCCTTCTCATTCGCCTTAGCACGTTTCGCTAATTCATTCTCTTGGATAGTTTTCTCATCATCATATTCAACAGAAGAATTCTGCATTGCTGTTTTTGCCAAGTTCTTTTTAGCAGTTGTAGTAGAGTTTTTAGAAACACCACCAGTTGATCTAATGTTCTGCTTGTTTCCTGTACTGGAATTTGTTATTCCACTTTTACTAACTCCATAACTTCTCTCTTTTTCAACTTCTTTAGCAATATCTTGTTTACTCCAACCTCCGTCACCACCATGTTGAATTTGATTGAATCTTCCTAATGCATCGCCGACCTCATTACCTCTACGACCACCTCCAACTGTTGATGTATTCTGCTTGCTGAAAATCGTAGATACGCTGTCACCAGTACCAACACCTACATTGACATACTTATTTTGTCCTGTTCCACTACCAAATTTAAATCCAAATTTTGCAGATAAAGCTCCTCTCTTCATTGCAGAAGAGTCAAAAGATCCATCCTCGGTTACAGGAGGAGGAGTTCCTACTGAAGGAATTGCATCTTTCTTTTTATTCTTGACATGAGCAAGATAGGTAGGAGATTTTTTCTCTACCTTACCACCTGCTCTTTTCGTTGCCTTGTTACCAGCACCTCTATCAGAATCTTCCCAGTCACCAGATACTCTTCTACCTGCGTAATCTTTTCTAGGTTTATATCCTTTACCGCCCAACCTTTCTGCAATTGGGCTTAGATCTTTTTTTCAGGTACATCTACAGATTCCATCTCTACCCATGCTGACTTATCACCAGGTATCTTTTTATCTCCACGGTTCATTCTGTGAAGAGATCTCCTCAGTTTACCATGACCAGAAACATTATGACTAACACCAAACTTACGGACGTTCCTATCCTTCTCTTTAGTTTCAGGAGACTTACCAGCATCTACCTTTGCTTCAGCTACTTCAAGAGCCTCTTTCATTTTCTTTTTAGAAGAAGCTTTCTTCTTAGCATGATACTTCTTCATCGCTGGTAGAGGAGAATCTTCTGGGTCACCACCCTTACTAATTCTCTTCTTCTCTAAACGAGCAAGAATATCAGCGATACCTTCCTCTTCTAAATTATATTCTTCAGCAACTACTTTCTTAACATCCTTAGCAAACTTAACAGCAGTCTTTACACCAGACTTAACGCCCTTAGCAAATTCCTTAACACGCTTTTCAGGTTCTTTACCCTTAGCACGTTGCTTAGAATATGATTTTTTAACATCTCCTACTGCCTTTTGATGCTTTTCAACACCTTTAGATACAGCACTCTTAATCTTACCAAGTAAACCTTTCTTTGAAGTTGGTTTTGTTGGTTGAGATTTCTTAGCAGATTTTACTGCCTTCTCAACTTTTGCTTTAGTAGCAGCTTTCTTTTTAGGTTCTGCCTTAGGCTTTCTTACAGTTACTTTAGCAACTGGTTTTGCTGCAGGTTTCTTAGCAGCAGGAGTTTTGTCATCATCGTAATTAGTATTATCCTCATCACCATAGTTACGTTTTGCAGCAGCAGTCTTGGCATACTCACCTTTACCTGCTTTCTTTCTTGCTGCGTCACCAGCATCAACCTTTGCCTTTACCTTCTCATAAGATGGTGCGCTAGATTTTGCTTTCTTCGCTGCTCTCTCCTCATTTAATTCCTCAACAGGATCAAGAACAAACTCAACGAAATCATCAAGACCAACTTCATCAATGACTTGATCTAAACCTTGCTCATTGATTCCTTCTGCAAAGAAGTACTCAGCAGATACTTCTGCAGAAGCATTAAACCATTCCTCAGAAATGATCTCTTCAAATTCTGGTTCATGAGAAGCAGTCAAAGCAGCATAAGGAACTTCCTTACCCTTTGCAATTCTTCTCTCCTTCTTGGCATCTTGGTCTTTCTTCCAAGCTTTTTTCCAAGCAGACTTCACACCTTCGTAGTTAATTTCTTGTGACATCGGTTCATTCTCTTCTTTTTTAATTTTAGATTGCTTCTTCAAAGCAGATTTTAAATTAGAAGGAGTAGGTTTACTTCTACCCATCTTCTTCTCATAATTAGCATCATCCTCCATACTCTTTCTGAGTTCTTTCTTACTCATCCTTAGTTCAGGATTCTTAGACTTTCTTTCATGATTAAGAGAAGCCCGACTTAGTTTACCTGGTTTATTGTATTGCTTGACAAATCCACCTTTAGTGCTAACACCTCTAGTATTTGTATCATAATACGTTTCATCTACAGGTTCCACTTCTTCTTTAGCAACAGTTGCTTTACCACCTTTACTCTTGATGCTATCAGCGAACTTCTGAGCATCCTTCTCATCTTTATATCTGAACTGAGCTGGTCTACCTTTATCACCCTTGTCTCTAGCAAGAACTCTATAGGATTCTACAGTTGGACCATCATCACCTTCATCATTTTCTCTGCGCTTATCACACTTTATACAAGTACAATCTTCACCGTGCTTAGTTTTCTCCTTTAAGTCATCTAACTTAGGATTAATTTTGACGTTGGTTTTCTTTTTTTCTTCAAGTTCCTTAAAGGATAACATGGGAAATAGCCTCCTATGAATTCTCTTGTTTTCTCTTAGCCGCAGATGCAGCATAGAATTTAGATGCTCTCTTCACTTCTTTTTTAGCACCTTCTTTATCTCCAGCGACTGCCTTCTTACCTCTAGCAACGTCTGCTGCTTTAGAAGCATCAAGAAGTTTATCAGCAGAGATCTCCTGAAGATCTTCTAATTCTTTATCAGTAAAGATTCCAGAAGCTTTTAGTTCTGCAATAATTTCATCAAAAGTTTCAGGTTCTACTTCTTCCTTTCTCTCTTTCTTTTCCCTATCACTAATCTTACCATCTACATCACTTTTCTCATACCACTTTCCATCACCGTCATCATCCTGCCAACGCTTAGGTTTTTTATCTTTCTTTTTCTCCTGCACCTCTTGGTATGCAGCAGTCATATCAGGGAGTTCGTTGAAATTCATTGCTATCTAGTTACCTTGTCCTTTTTATTTATCTTCTTAATAAATTCCCCAGGTGTCATCATTCTTGCATAACGTGCAACACTATCGGTACCGAACTCACGAGTAGATGAATCCTCATACCCATCATTGTCTGCCTCAACTAGATCCTTTAACCAAGTACGAAATATATTGTCTGATTCATCAACGTAAACAACATAGTTTGTACCACGACTAACAACTTTACCTTTAATACCTGTGTTAACATTCTCTACAAGAGTTCCTACAGGATATAATCCTTGATCATAATATGCTTCACGTAAACCTTTTGGATCTAACTTAGGTGCAATTTCATATAGAAGATAAGATACTTCAGCAAAATCTTCAGACTCTTCCATCTTCATTGCTCCACGCATTGTGTTAAAGAGTTCTTGACAATCCTTTTTAGATAATCCTTTAGGACATCCCTTAGCAAATGAATCATAATCACCATCTGCAACATACTTACGTTGTTTAGATGCTGACATACCTGATATGCCCTCACCATCAGGATCCCTATCTCCTGCTGAGGTTACTTTAATTTCATCAAAGGTATATGCTTCACCATTATATTTTTGTGCGAGTGAACTAAACTCACTAACTCTATCACCACCAACAACAAGATTAACTGTACTATATCCTTCAGTATCTAATGCAGTTAGAACATCAAAAATGGTACGCATATCATCATTAGACACAATAGCATTTTGGTGATCGGGATACGCCTTATGCATAAACTTAACTTTCGTCGCAGGGTCAAGTGGGTTCTTCTTATCATCCTGCGTCCTTGAGGGGTATATTCTATACTCTCCATTCTTAGCTTCGTTTGCTACTTTGTTTATGAGAGCCTCATGTCCAGTAGTAGGTGGATTAAATCTTCCAAATGTAATAGATATTGGACCTTGATCGACCTGACCTTCGCCGCTTCCAGTTTCTTCTCCTCCATTCTGTTGTGCATCTCCTGCTAATTCTTGTCCAGTAAGTTTAACTAACTTACCGTCTTTGGACATGTGGGTTACATTGCCTTGTTGATCGGCATACTTACCATAACCTACATGTGTTAAATTTCTTTTCTCTGCTTCTTGAGATGCATGGGATCTTTGAGCTTCTGATAGGAAAGCACTAAACTTTTTCATTCGTCCAATTTTTATCTAGATTGAAGTTTGCTTTACTAAAGGTTAGTCTATCTACGATTTTGTATGGTTTGTCAGAAACGGTCACGAACCCTTCATGACTGGAAGGTTCACCACCGATGTAACATTTAACATCACCATTAACAACAATCGCATCGAGTAGACGCTGTTTCAGTTGGAAGATACTATGCCAAACTTTAAAGGTTGCGACATTGACTTCTCTCTTATATTTAGCATCCAACTTGTCATACATCTCTTGAGGACGCGGAATGTACCCTTTTCGCACATAGGAATTGATATATTTTTGTATTTCTATTCGTTCCGAGGGTATTTTTGCCCTTGCAAGTATTCCTAATTTAGGTAAAATTCGTTGTAATCCTAATGGTGGAGTGACTTCCGCATTATTTGTGTCAACAAAATACACATCATCAGATGATTTAAGGTTTACACCTATCTTACCCTCAACATCTGGACCAATTTCTTTATATTCTGTATGTGGTGCTACAATAATCTTAGAATAAACTGGACTAGGAAAATGATAGGCAATAGTATTAGGCTGATAAACAGCACCTCCCCCAACGCCAATCCAGTCACACTGGATAATCCTATGGTACCTAGGAAGATGGCGAAAGCAAAGCCTAAGAACATCAGCCACATAACCTTTATGATTTTTATCAATGTCTTCAGGTGAATAATTTATCTTCGGTCTTCTCTTATTGAATACAGATTTAGTGCCAACAAAAAACTGACCATTAGTAGGATTTATACCAAACACTATCGCAGGAGCACCGTCCCACTTAACAGACAGTTTCCCTATGGTTAATAATTCCTTGATTGCATCTATCGCTTCCATTCTACCAAAAAGAATTGAATCTTCTGGATGCATTAGATGCTTATTGGGCATGGCTTCCTCTTGTATATCTTTATTATACCAAGAGGAACCGTTAATATACGAATCCATGTGCCAGTTTATTGGTCGGACACAGTAAACATACCTGCCTGTGCTTCCATATAGTGTCTAGGATAGAACTTATACTGCTTTATACCATTTGAAGTAGCACTAGCAACTTCAAGTTTATATCTAATCTGCATAATAAAGTTCTCTTTACCTGCTAATTTTTTACCACTCTCATCTGCACGATAGATTTTAATAGTGGGTGCTTCTGCTTTAGTTAATTCAGTTGTATACCTTGTGCCAAGTAACAATTCTTTAAAATCTTTGTTAACAATAAAACTTCTAACATCTCTTTCACTAACAAATTTTACAACTTCAGTCTCCACATTTCTGGATAGTCCAAACACAATATAATCAGCAAACTTTTTCTTAAGATCAGAAGCTTCCGCTTCAAGAGACTGGTTCAATCCACCTTCAAGTTTCTGTTGTGCTTGTGAGTATACTACTTTTGCAGATGCTTTTAAATTAACACCACCACCACTCGCTTCTGCAGCATCTCTGTCTGCATACTTCTTAGTATATACTTCATCGTCAAAAAATTCTGTTAGTTTTGTTTCATATACTGCCTCAGATTCTTTAACATCTAATCCCATCTCACCAAAGATCTTAACGAATTTATCAAAACCTAATCCAGACACCTGGTGAAACTGTTCACCACCAGTTACTTTAAGAGAGTAATCTGCATTTTTATATCTCTTATCTTTAGATTCTATCTCAACTTTAACGTCTGCTTTTGTACCTTTCTGATCTGCTGTTCCAGCAGCAACTACCTTTATGATATCATCCTTCTCATTCTGTGATAAACGTCTTGATTGGTTATTTACTTTAGTATTACTATTAACAAATCTAATAGCACCATTTTTAAGATCTTCTACTCTTCTCCAATTTGCTTTCTTCTTTAAAAATGCTGTTGCTTTCTTAGGAATCTGAAGACTAACTGATACATTATCAAATACTGCACTACCTACATCATTAACATCTTTCTTATACCCAGCCTTCAACATCTCAGTAAGAACTACATCAACATCAGAAGATTCTACAGTAGGTATCTTCTTGCTTGTCTTCTTACTTACTCTTTTAACATACCGTGCTGCTACAGCAGCAGCAAAGAATGCTTCAAATAAATCTCCTCTGTTGGCATCAATCTTTGCCTTAGCCATTAGTTCACGCAGGTCTCCGTAATATTTAGATTACCATACCATGCTCTTCACGTAATATTTTCTTGTAAGGTCCATCAGGATTAGCATCCCTAACTTCCTTAACCAATTTCAATTTCTTATGAAGTTCTTCTTCACCCATCATATGTGAAGTCCACCAGACTAATCTCCTTAGTTCTTCATCATCAATCGGTAAGTCCATCTTCAATCTTCTCTAGTATAGGAACTATATTGATAATATTATCAATGTTAGACATCATATCAGCAATATGCTTAGAGATATATGGTTTCTCGGTACGTGCTGCATATGCTAATGCGTTGCGTAGATGTGCCTGTGCCTCATCTAATGAATCTTTTACTTGTTCTGATAACATAATTAAAAAGCGTGATTGTGAACGTCTAGATCTCCATGATCTATATTATCTATTTTCTCAATATGACCATGATCTATATCAATGTGCCATTTCCTTTCTAATGAATCAGCAATCCTTTCAAGTGCTGACGCTATACGGGTAAACTCTTCACTCATACGTCACCCTCCTTTCTATTCTCTGAGTAATGAACATCAAACTCACCACCAGGATAACGTGCTTTAAGCTTGTCTACATTCATTTCAATAACTTCTTCAGGAGTAACATCTAATGCTATACAAGCTTGTATAAAGTACCACATGATATCACCTAGTTCACGTTTAAGATGGAACAGGTTCTCATCATTAACTGGTTTACCTTGAAAGAGAATCTTCTTAACTATCTCAGTAAATTCACCTGCCTCTGCAGATAAACCTACAGCAGCAGTAAGCATTCTTTCCGTAGGAAAATCCTGATAATATAGGTCTGCTATACGATGAGTGAATGCATCACCATCTTTACTTTCATCTGAAGTAACAGCATTAACGAAGTGTGCATACTTTTGAAAGTCAATCATACTTTAGATCAGCAAATGTTTTCTTGGAATTCAATTTCTTAACTAACTCAACAGCTTTCTCTTCTTGACCTGCGTCAACAAGATCCTTCTGTGCTTCCTCTATATCATACAGCCTCATCTTATTTCTGTCAATACCTATGCAGAATCTCTTATTCATTGTAGGATCATTGTATCTATTCTTTAACTGCTTAACCATTAT